AAGACGGTACCAATGGAACTGATTCAAGTGTCCGTCTTAACTTCAATCATCCATGCAAAGAACTTGTATGGCTCGGAGGTGGTGGTCAATCCACTCTCAAATTAAATGGTCATGAACGTTTTGCCAAACGTGGTGCAGATTACTTCCAAAAAGTACAACCTTATCAACATCACACTAACGTACCAATGAAAGATGTGCTTATTACAGCGGGTATTGCCGATGCTGGGGAAGCAGACGGAGTAGCTGTTTCTAATGTTCCAGAACCAGCACTTGTTGATGGTAAGGCTATCAATGTATACTCATTTGCTCTCAAACCAGAAGAACATCAACCATCCGGTACATGCAATTTCTCTCGTATTGATAATGCCAATCTTGAATGTGGTCAGAACTGTGCTCGTGTATACGCAGTAAACTACAATGTTCTCCGTATCATGAGCGGTATGGGTGGTCTTGCCTTCAGCAATTAAGTTTATTAAGTAATTTTCTAAATTAAAAAATCAATTAAAAATAATAATTTCTAAGTAATATTTATGTAATATTATTTAAAAATTAAATTGTATAATATTAGAATGGGTGGTGGATTAATGCAATTAGTAGCATATGGCGCACAAGATGAATATATCACCGGAGATCCAGATATTACATTTTTCAAAATGGTATACAAGAAACATGCTAATTTTGCAATGGAATCAATACAGCAAGATATTGATACCAATGGGCATTATGCAACAGCAACTTTAAAGAGAGATGGTGATTTGATTACTAATTGCTGGTTAGAAATTGAAACAAATGCTAACACTGGTGACAGTCATGATTTAATCTATGAAATTGAATTGTTAATAGGTGAGCAACTGATTGACAAACACTATGGATCGTTTTATAAAATATGGTCTGAATTATCATTACATAGAAGAAATATTGCTGGATATGAAGAATTAACAACAATTAATAATAATAAAGCATACATTCCACTCCAGTTTTTCTTTTGTAAAAATCCAGGTTTAGCACTTCCAATTGTAGCATTACAATATCAAGAGGTATCAATACGAATCAAATATAACACAGATGTCATTTCAGATATTAAGTTATATTGTGATTATGTATATTTAGAAGAAGAAGACCGTATCCGATTTGTTCAAACTGAACATACTATGTTAATAGAGCAACTTCAATATTCAGGAGACGGTTTAACAAATGATGGAGGAAATAAATTTCTGAATTTTAAAAATCCAATAAAAGAATTAATTTGGACTTATAAAAATACAGAAAGTGAAAGTGAGGGTGTTATAACAATAAAAATGAATGAATTTAATAAAATATTTGAACGAGATTCTATGTATTTTACTCATATACAACCGTATCAACATCACAGTAACATACCTCAGAAAACAAACAACAAACCAATTATATATTGTTATTCATTTTCATTAAAACCTGAAGAATATCAACCATCTGGTTCTTGTAATTTTTCAAGATTAAAAACAGTACAAATTATATCAAAATTTCCAGATGGAATTAGTAATGTTGATCTAAAGAATAAACCAAAAACCGGAATACAAGTATTTGGCATAAATTATAACATATTAAAAATAACATCAGGAATGGCAGGATTAATGTTTGCAAATTAAAAAATATTTCTCTTATTAATATATAAATGGGAGGAGGATTAATGCAATTAATTGCATATGGAGCACAAGATGCATTCTTAACAGGTAATCCTGATATTACCTTTTTTAAAATTATTTATAGACGTCATACAAATTTTGCAATTGAATCTATAAGACAAAATTTCAATGGAGCACCAACATGGGGGAATTCTGCATCAGTTACAATCGGTCGTCATGGCGACTTAATTCATAAATGTTATATTGAAGCAAAACTACCTGGAGAAGATATTAAGTACATAGAATCTGTAGGTCATGTATTTATTAAAGAAGTTGAACTAGAAATTGGTGGACAAAAAATAGACACTCATTATGGAGAATGGCTTGAAATTTGGTCAGAACTGACTCTTCCTGCTGAAAAATCAAGTGGATATGATAGAATGGTTGGTAAAACATCTTCTCATTTAGATGCAGGTATGATGACATCAGGAAACAGTATGTTTATTCCTTTACAATTTTTCTTTTGTAGAAATCCAGGTCTTGCACTTCCTCTTGTTGCTTTACAATATCATGATGTAAAATTAAATTTCAAATTTAATGATTTTGATAAATGTATAGCAGCTGCGATTTCACCAACTCCAAAAATTGATCCTGTATTGTGGATTGATTATATATATTTAGATACAGATGAAAGAAAAAGATTTGCACAGACCTCTCATAATATGTTAATTGATCAATTACAAATAAATAAAACAAGTAATAAAAAGCTTGATTTAACTTTTAATCATCCATGCAAAGAATTAGTATGGGTATTGCAAAGTAATTCACCAAGAACAGCTGATGATAATAATAATTATGGATTTAATTTTCTATGCAATTCAAAACATGAGCAAGATGGTCCTATTAAAAGTGCTGTTCTTAAAATAAATGGTATGGAAAGATTTGATAAGAGATGTGGTGCTTATTTTAAATTAGTACAACCTTTTCAACATCATACAAGAGTGCCTGAAAAATCTATATATTGCTATTCGTTTGCATTACATCCTGAGGAACAACAACCATCAGGTACTTGTAATTTTTCTAGAATTGATAATACACAATTTGTGATTGAAAAACATACAGACAACGGCACCAATGAGGTAAGTGGTGAATTACATGTTTATGCTATTAACTATAATATTCTTCGTATTCAAAGTGGTATGGCAGGTGTAGCATTTAGTAATTAATTTTACTTAAAGATTATATAACTTATATATTTAGAAAATGTCAAATAGTTATATGGATATGGATTCTGATAATTCTTCTGATGATATGCCATCATTGATTGAAGATGATAGTGACGATAGTAGTTCCGATCATGATTATATCCCTAATCAAGAAGAAATTCAGGATATGATTAATAACGACAATGATAACGAATCTGATCATCAATCTGAAAATGATTCAGATTCAGATATTATTTCCAACTATTCAGATAATATTACACAATTATTTCAAATGCAAATTTATAAGGATAATACATCACTATGGAAAAAATATTGTAGTATTCAAAAACAAAAAATGGAAATGGAGAAAACATTTAGTATTTTTGAAGAAAAAATTATTTCAAAATATCATGATATGAAATCTCAAAGAAACACAATGATTGTTTGTTTAGTAGCACAACAATTGTTTTTCTTTTTTGGATATAAATTTCATTAATTTACGTTGGGTTAAAAAATTTAAAAAATATTTTTATAAATATATATGAGTAAAAGTAAATCAAAACCTGTAGCATATGATATTGATTTTTGTGATTATGAAAAGGTAGAACAAACCCAAATTGAGACAGAAGATGAAAATGATGAATTTTCAGATAATGACTCTGAAATATCAGAACCGGAAAAAGTTCTGATAGAACAAGATGAAATACAATTAGTAGAAGAATTCAATAATCAATATTCATTTATAAATAAAAAGAAAAAGAAAAAAAATAGTATTCAGATACAGAAAAGTGAATATAACTCAACAGAAAAAAATGAATTAATTGAAGAAGATTATCTTTCAGATGATTAAAAATAATGTTTAAAGTCAACCTTTATATTCCATCTATCCCAGCTTTGTTTCATGTTAATATTATTTTGTTTTGCAAAACACAAAATGTAAACAATTGTATCAATTAAAAGTTTTTCAATTAATAATTTATCTTGAGATTTCATTCTAATTGATTTTGAAAGTTTTCCTAATAATATAAACATATCAAACCAATTTGCATTTTGAATTTCATCTTCATTTAAATCTGATATAATTCCATCCATTAATATGAATATAGTTATTATTTCTTTTGTTTAAGCGAACCTTCAGACATTGACCCGAGAAGTTTCATTAAAATTTTATTTTGAATATCTAATGATTTTTTAATACTAGAAAGGACATCTGGAATATTTTCACCATCTTCATTTACTAAGAAATGTTGTAATAGATGTTCTATACCAAGACTTTCTCCTTCATTTTCTTCTTCACAGTTTTCTTCTTCACTACTTTCTTCTTCATCAGTGTAATTTTCATTTTCAGAATCACTTTTATCTTCTTCTTTAATGATACAGTTTTGTTGAAGTTTTTCAGCCATTTAATATAAAAAACATTAATATTTTTTGGTTTAAACTCAGAAATAAAATATTTTTTATATTACATATCATGGATGGACAATTAATGACAGAAGCAAATAATCTCGCCCGCGGAACTTTAGATTCTTCTTTTAACTATATGAATATTGGTTTTACTCTTGCCTCAGCAATTGCATGGACTCAATTTGCACAAATGTTTATTAAAAATAAACTGAAAGTATCAGGTGGTGGAAACGGATATGGACAAATGGTAATGTATCCTGTTTTAGTTACTTTAGTTGCGGTCGCAGTTTTTCAAGTCTCTAGACGTGTAAATCCTAACACCAAACGTCCTGTTGTTGTACCAGTAGTATCTGCATAAATACACTTAAAGAATTAAACACTATATTATATATAAATACAAACATATTCAATATGTCATGGAACGTAGTCAAGTCATATTTTGATGTTAACAGCTTGTGTCAACATCAAATTGATTCATATAATAATTTTATTGATAAAAAAATTCAAAATATTATTAATACATTAGGAAATATACATTTAGAAAAAGATGATAAGCGTGGTGAAATACAATTTGGTAATATATCATTAACAAGACCTAGTATTACTGAATTAGATGGTCAACTAAATGTAATTGATCCAAATGAAGCAAGATTAAGAAATATTACTTATGCAGGATCTTTATTTGTAGATATTAAATATATTATAAATGATAAAGTAATTGATGATTTCCCTAAATGTTTTATAGGAAAAATACCAATTATGATAAAATCTAAATATTGTAATTTAAATTTTTCAAAATCAAATAAAGAATGTTTATATGATCCTGGTGGTTATTTTATTATTTCCGGTAGTGAAAAGGTAATTATATCACAAGAAAAAATGAACAATAATCAAATTTATATATTTGAAAATAACAAAAAAGAAATTGAAACAGAATTTAGATCATTAGCAGAAAATGAAATGAAATCCACAAGTACAATTAAAATAACCATTACAAATACATCAAAATATGATAATAGACTGAGGTTACAATTACCATTTCTAAAAAATAGTATTGCTGCACTTTATGTTTTTTCGCATTTTCATGAAGATTACAAGAAATATATTGATCTATCGGAAAGTGATATTAAACATTTTTTAGTATTTTCTGAAATTGATTTAGATGATGCAGTAGAAACACAAAGTTATATTCAAAAGAAACTTATTATAAAAACAAATGATAATGATTCATTTATGAATGATCAATTCAAGAATAATTTTTTCCCACATTGTGAAACTGTAGAAACAAAATTGTATTTGTATGGATCAATGATTACGAAAACTATAAAAGCCTTTTTGACAAGAGAAGATTTTGATGATCGAGATCATTTTAAAAATAAAAGAATAGATGTATGCGGTGATTTATTAGGCTCATTATTTAAACAACTTTACAAAAAATTACACAAAGACATGGTCAATGCAGCACAAAAAAACTTTGAACATGATCGTATTATGAATATATCACAAATAATTAAGTCGAAAATTATTACAAATGGAATGAAGTATTCTTTGGCAACTGGTAATTGGGGAATGAGTTCATCACAAACTATGAAAGTTGGTATTTCACAGGTTTTGAATCGTCATAGCTATATGAGCACATTATCACATCTACGACGAATTAATTCTCCAATTGGTAAAGATGGAAAAGTAACACTTCCTCGACAATTACACGGTTCACATGCATATAGAATTTGTCCGTGCGAAACACCAGAAGGTCAATCTTGCGGTCTTGTAAAAAATATGGCTCTTATGTGTATAATTTCATCATATAGTAAATCTACTATTTTAAGAGATATTATTTATCAATTTAACGCTCAGGATATAACAACAAACAACTATAATTTTATGGATGCAAAAATAATTATAAATGGAAATTGGATAGCTGTTCACAAAAATCCTGATTTAATTATAAAAGTGTTAAAACAATTTAGAAAAAATCTTGATATTTCACCAGAGATTGGTATAGTATATTCCAAAAAGAAAAATGAAATTAGACTTCATACAGATTCTGGAAGATGTCTTCGACCTCTAATTATAGTAGAAAACAATGTTCCTCTTTTAACAGAAATACATATTAAAAAACTTGAGAATAAAGAAATAGATTTCAATTTTTTAATTATGAATGGAATAGTTGAATATATTGATTCTGATGAAGAAGATACAATTCTAATAGGTTTTGATATTGGTGATATAAAAAACAGAAAAACATTGGATTTTACTCATATGGAAATACATTCATCACTAATGTTAGGTATTTCTGCATCACTTATTCCATTTTCAGAACATAACCAGGCGCCTCGAAATGTATATCAATCTGCAATGGGTAAACAGGCGATGGGATTGTATGCAACGAATTTCAATGATCGTATTGATTCATTTTCACATATGTTATTATATCCTCAAAAACCATTAGTTAAAACAGAAGCTATGGATACTTTTAATTTTGACAATATGCCGTCAGGCATAAATGCTATTGTTGCGATTAGCTGTTATGGTGGATATAATCAAGAGGACTCTGTTATTATGAATAAATCTGCTGTTGATAGAGGCTTGTTTAGATCATTTTTTTATAGAACATATAAAGATGAACAAAAACAACAAGGAACATCAAATAAAGAAAAATTTGAGAAACCAAATAAAAACGAATGTTTAGGTCTATCTATGAGTAATTATGATAAACTTGAAAATGATGGTTATATTTCTCCAGGAACATTCATTAGTGAAAATGATATTATTATAGGTAAAACATCAACAATTACATCAAAAACACAGTATACTAAAAAAGATATGAGTACATCTATTAGACATAATGAACATGGTGTAATTGATAAAGTTGCAATCACACAAAATGAACATGGTTTACCATTAGTAAAAACTCGAGTTCGAACATTAAGAATTCCTGAAATGGGAGATAAATTCTCAAGTCGACATGGTCAAAAAGGAACAGTTGGGATTTTGTTAGATCATGAAGATATGCCATTTACTGCTGAAGGAATCGTTCCTGACATCATTATAAATCCTCATGCCATTCCATCTCGTATGACTGTTGCGCAATTAATCGAATGTATTACTGGTAAATGTGGTACTTTGAATGGTGAAATTAAAACAGCAACATCATTTGCAAATGAAGATCCTGATTTAATTTGTGAAGAATTGAAAAAATGTGGTTATGATAAAGAAGGAATGGAAGTAATGTATAATGGTATGACTGGAGAACAATTAGATGCTAAAATATTCATTGGTCCAACCTTTTATCAACGATTAAAGCACATGGTGGCTGACAAAATGCACGGTCGATCTCGTGGACCTGTTCAATTGTTAACACGGCAACCAGTAGAAGGTCGTTCAAAAGAAGGTGGACTACGATTCGGAGAAATGGAAAGAGACTGTGTTATTAGTCATGGTGCATCTTCGTTTTTGAAAGAACGTCTTATGGATGTATCTGATTCATATACCGCCAGTATGTAAAACATGTGGCTTCATTTCTATATTTGATAGTCAAAAGAATATGTTTCTTTGTAAAACCTGTAAGAGTAGTAATAGTATTGAAAATATTACATTACCGTATGCTTGTAAACTATTGTTTCAAGAATTGATGAGTATAAATATTGCTCCTAGAATTAAACTAAAATAAATATTTTATTGAATTTTGAAACAACATGAGGGTTAAAAAACTACTTTTTAGGGTTAAAAAACAACTTTTTTGTGTTGCTCTTCTATAACTCTTATATATATATATATATATATAACTTCTTTACCTGTTGAAT